ATCATCCTGTCACGCCATTTCGCGCGCATTTTGTGAGCATGGATCACGGTTCCGCCCTACGTGGTGACCCGGTCAAACCGAGGTAGGCGATTCCTGGAAAATAGTCCGAACCGAACCGTACGGTACGCCAATGCTGGCCGAACCGAACAGGCCGGTACGCTTGGGTCCTCCCGGGGCGTTTGTCGTGGGTGCTTGCGAAGCGCGCTTTTCGCCTAGCCATAGAATATTTTCAATTTAGTAATCACTTGTGTATTGATTCCATGTAAAATGTGGTTAACGGCGTTAATAAAGTGTCGTTAACAATGTTAAGGAAGCTGATGAACATCAATATCTCCAAGCTCAAGATTGAGTCTGATGGCATTTACTGTCCACAACAGGTTTTAGCTGAACTTTTTGGGTTGGCTATTCCAAACATTTCACAGCTGACCACTTCGGGCATACTTGATGCCAATGTTCCTGGTCGAAACAACTTATTGTTGTCTGCCCACAAGTACATCAAGCACCTTCGATCCAAGGCTGATGGCCGGTCTAAGGGTGGCAGTGGCGAGTTTGCTGATGAAAAGGCTAGATTGACCAAGGCTCAGGCAGACAAGGCTGAAATGGAAGCTGAAGAGATGTCTGGCGAGATTGTGCGCAAGGATGAGGTGGTACAGGAATGGCAGGGTATTCTGATGGATATGAAGGCCAAACTGCTTTCGATGCCCAGCAAGGCTGCTACTTTGGTTGCTGATGAAGAGAATCCGGCGGTCTGCCAGCAGATACTGGATAAAATGGTACGCGAGGCTTTACAGGAATTGAGTGGCTATGTCGGCAAGAGACCTACTGTTACAAGCGATGACCGTTCTGAGGCCACCACCGAAACTGACAATTTCTGAATGGGCTGATGAATATAGGCGACTGGATTCTCAATCCTCTGCTGAACCGGGTAGGTGGTATACATCCAGAGCAGAATACCAACGTGGGATGATGGACGCCTGCTCTGATCCAGGTATTGAAGAGGTGGTCATCAAGGCTGGTGCCCAGTTAGGCAAGTCTGAGGCTATTCTCAATATCATTGGGTATTACATCGACAATGATCCCAGTCCAATCCTCTGTCTACAACCAACTCTAGACATGGCTCAGGCATTTTCCAAAGATAGGGTTGCAGCTGGCTTACTGTCCTCTACTCCCTGCTTACGAGACAAGGTGAAGTCACCCAGAGCAAGGGACTCAGGCAATACTACTTTGCACAAGATTTTCCCCGGCGGATCTCTGACACTGGTGGGTGCAAATTCGCCATCTGGACTTGCATCACGTCCTATCCGCTTGGTGTTGTGTGACGAGGTTGATAGATACCCTGCATCTGCCGGAAGTGAGGGAGATCCAATCCAGCTCGCCAGGAAGCGTTCAGCGACATTCTGGAACCGCAAAATCATCATGGTATCCACACCTACCAATAAGGGTGCCAGCAGGATTGATGACGCTTACGAACTGTCCGACAAACGGCAGTATTACGTCCCATGCAAGCACTGCAATGAATTTCAGACTTTAAGCTGGACAAATGTTCAGTGGGAAGAAGGCAAGCCGGAAACTGCTGGATACATTTGCTTTCATTGCGGAGTTAAATGGTCAGAGGCGGATCGAAGGCAGTCCGTGAAAAGCGGTGAGTGGAGAGCCACAGCTGAATCGAAAGTAGCTGGGTTTTGGATATCGGGCTTGTATTCTCCTTGGACACCGATTGCGGACGCGGCAAGAGACTTTGTAAACGTGCGCAAAATCCCAGAGCAGCTGAGGGTATGGGTCAATACATATTTGGCTGAGACATGGGAGGATCAGGGCGACTCGGTTGACGAATACAACTTGATGGAACACAGAGAAGATTTCGGTGAGGCTTTACCCAGTGAGATTATGTTCCTTACTGCCGGTGTGGACGTTCAGGATAATCGACTTGAGGTTTCCATCATTGGCTGGGGTAGAGATGATGAATCTTGGGTGGTCTCGCATGAGGCTTTATACGGAGATCCATCAACGCCACACCTTTGGGCAAACCTTGATACGTCATTGTTCCAGACGTTTCAAACATATGATGGACGAACTTTGCCGATTCGAGGGGCTGCTGTAGATTCTGGTGGTCACTATACGAACTCTGTTTATCAATATTGTAAAAAGCATGCTGGCCGGCGCGTTTTTGCTATCAAGGGTGTTGGAGGCGAGGGGCGTTCTATTGTTAGCAAGCCAAGCAAAAACAATGCTGCACGCTGTCAATTGTTTCCAATAGGGGTAGATACCACCAAAGAATTGCTATTTGCTCGCATGAAGACGAATGACATTGGGCCGGGCTATATTCACTTTAACAACACGCTTGGACAAGATTATTTCATGCAATTGACTGCTGAAAAGATAGTGACCAGATATCACAGAGGCTTTAAGAAACGAGTGTTTCAAAAGGTCAGGGCAAGGAACGAGGCGCTTGATTGCTTTGTTTACGCTATCGCTGCCTATGTTATACTGGGCGTAAATGTCAACACGCTTGCTGATCGAATGGAACGGGCAGAACCCGCCGAGATTCCAAAAAATAGCGATCCTGTTGCAGTAAAGCGTTCACCATTTGTACCCAAGGTGAGCAAAGGCTTTGTTGATTCGTGGCGATAATATATGGCAAATATCTTTGATGCAGCAAACGCGCCAGAAACAGAACCGCTGGAAATTGTTGCCGGTGATTTTGTGCAGTGGAAGGACACCTCATTAGTAACAGATTACCCTGTAGCTCAATACTCTCTCGTTTATACGGCTCGCAGCGTTAACGGCAACGAAGAGTTCAAGGTCACAGCAACCACAGCCGGTGGCTTTTACCTGTTAACTGTCCTTAGTGCCACAACAGCAGCCATTACTCCAGGCGCATATCGGTGGCAAAAGGAAATCATAAAAGCGTCCAACTCTCAAAGCGCGATCATCAAGCGTGGTGAATTCAAGATTATTGCTGATCTTGATATATCTGGAGTGGATATCAGGTCACATGCTGAACTGATGGTTACCAAAATTGAATCAGTGTTGTCTGGGAAAGCGGATTCGGACATACAAAGCTATTCGGTGGCTGGTAGATCCCTAACCAAAATGAGCTTTCAAGAATTGATTGACGCGAGAAACTTCTACAAATCTGAGGTTATACGCGAAAAAGCCAAAGAGGATGCCAAGAATGGTCGTCAGGGCGCATCAACCATCAAAGTGAGGTTCTGACATGGGCATATTTGATCGGTGGTTAAAAAAGCCGGTAACAAAGCAGCAAACTGTGCGCAGAAGCTATCAAGCAGCCAATACTGGACGCTTGTTTGCTGATTTTAAGGCATCGGATTCTTCGGTGGACAAGGAAATTGAGGGCGCGCTGAAGATTTTGCGCAACAGATCCCGTGATCTGGCTCGAAATAACGAATATGTAAAACGCTATTTGAACCTGATGAAGACCAATATTATCGGTCAGAACGGGTTTACTCTTCAGGTTAAAGCTGTCGATTCCGTTGGAAAGCTGGATATGACAGGTAATCAGGCCACTGAAGACGCTTTCAATTCATGGGCAAAGCTTGGCAACTGCACTGTTGATGGCAAATTATCGTGGATTGATGCACAGAAACTGGCTATTGAAACCATTGCGAGGGACGGTGAGTTATTTATCATCAAACATCGCGCCACTGCATTCAAAGATTCATTTGCTATTGAGTTTATCGAAGCAGATCAGATTGATGAAAAGAAAAACGAGAAACTGGCTGATGGCAATGAAATCAGAATGGGCATCGAGCTGGATAAGTTCCGCAGGCCCATTGCCTATCATATAAAAACACATCATCCTGGCGATTATACTCACACCAGCTTTACCGATAAGGGCACGATAAGAATTCCTGCTAGTCGTGTGATTCATGCTTTTCTGTCTTTGAGAGCAGGACAGACGAGAGGCGAGCCTTGGCTAACACCTTCCATGTCTGCAATTAAGCAGCTGGATGCGTTTAGAGAAGCAGCCATCATTAATGCCCGTATTGGCGCATCTAAAATGGGGTTCTTTACATCTCCTGCTGGTGATGGCTTTGTTGCTGATGATGTTGAGGGTCAGGTTCCGATTATGTCTGTGGAGCCTGGAACAATGCACCAACTTCCTGCTGGAGTGGGTTTTGAAACCTTCGATCCAGCCTTCCCTGCCAATGAATTCGATATGTTCCACAAAGCTGTATTGAAGGGCATCGCATCTGGATTGGGCATTTCATACACAGCACTGTCCAACGATCTTGAAGCCACCAGCTATAGCTCGATCAGACAAGGCGCTTTGGAAGAACGTGACTATTACAGAGACATCCAATGCTTTATAACCGAGCATTTTGTGAGGCCGGTATTTGACGCATGGCTTAGTTCGGCAATGGAAATGAACACGTTTGGCATTCCAGTTGCCCAATATAACCGCTTTTCCAGCAAATCATATTTCCGTGGCAAGGCTTGGAACTGGATCGACCCGCTGAAGGAAATGAATGCAGCCGTGGTTGGTTTGAAGAACGGAATTCTCAGTATTGAGGACGTTGCCTCGCAGTATGGTAAGGATGCTGAAGAACTGATGGCCCAGATCCAGCGCGATAAAGCATTGGCAGAGCAGTTTGGCATTAAGTATGCGCTTGAGCCTTACGGGGCTACATTCGCACAGATTGAACCAGACATGTCTGGAGATAATGATGAGTAATACCTCGCTGGATCTGGAAAGACCATACCCGAATGAGCATGCTGCAAGGTTAAAAGAACCGGATCAGTATGATGATTTCAGAAGAGAGTCTGATGCTGGTGGAGAAGGCATAGACTTTATATACGGAATCAAAAATAACAACTCTGAACTACAGGCTATACGTTTTGATAAAAACCGCTATAGTGTGCAGCAGGCCAAAGCCTGGTTGGAAGAACATGATATGGAACCCATTTTGTTTGAGCCTGCCAGTGAGGAAAGAGACATGAGTTTGCAAGAATCCGAACACGATGAAACTGTAATCGAAAGCAGGCTGGATGACGCAGAAGTGCAGCACAGGTCGATGGCAATTGAAGCCTCACCGATTGATGAAAAGCGGCGCACTGTACAAATTGCAATATCGTCAGAGGAAGCTGTTATGCGCTCCTTTGGCTATGAAGTACTAGAACATAGTTCCGAAGCCATTGACCTTTCGTTCTTGGCATCTGGACGCGCTCCTCTGCTGCTGGATCATGATCCGTTAAAGCAGATTGGCGTTATTGAATCAGTGATTCTTGATAGCTCGGCACGCAGACTACGTGCGACTGTGCGCTTTGGAAAAAGTGTACTGGCTCAAGAGGCTTTTGCTGATGTTGTTGATCTTATTCGCGCCAATATCAGCGTGGGATATTCAATCAACAAAATGGAAAAGGATACCCGCCAAAAAGACACGTACGTGGCTAAAAGGTGGCGTCCTATGGAAGCAAGTCTGGTGTCTATTCCTGCTGATGTGACAGTTGGCGTTGGGCGATCAGCCGATATTCCACAAGAACCCTTACTCACAGAAACTCAATCAAAGGTGATTTCTATGTCAGAAGTTGACATTGTGGCTATTCAGGCAGAGGCCCGTAAGTCTGCTGAAAAAAATGCGGCTCAGATTATCGAGCTTGGTTCGCGTCATAATCAGGCTGAAATGGCTGCTAATGCAGTTAGAGATGGCCGGACTATCGAAGAATTTCGTGGTCAGTTGCTGGAAAAAGTTGGTAGCGAACGTGCTCTTGAAAAACAAGACATCGGCATGACATCAAAAGAAGTCAAACGCTTCTCTTTGATCCGTGTTATTCGCGCAATGGCAAATCCGAATGACGCTCGTGCACAACGCGAAGCTGCATTTGAGTTTGAAGTAGCTCGTGCTGCTGCTGATGCCTATGGTCGCACTCCGCAGGGTATCATGCTGCCCACTGACGTGCTCCGTAGCTGGAAGCGCGATCTGAACAGCAACGATGAAGCAACCCTGTTCACTGATGACTTCCGTGGTAACGACTTCATTGACGTTCTGCGCAATGCTTCCTCGGTAATGCAGGCTGGTGCCCGTATGCTGAGTGGTCTTTCCGGCGATGTTAAAATCCCAAAGAAGACTGCTGCTTCAACTGCTGCGTGGATCTCCACTGAAGGTGGCCCTGCTTCCGAAAGTGAGATGACCATTGGCTCGGTTACCCTGACTCCCAAGAATCTGGGTGCTTTCACTGACATTACCCGTCAGCTGATGCTCCAGTCTTCTATGGATGTTGAGGCATTGGTACGTGATGACTTGGCAATGGCTCTTGCTCTGGCAATTGACAAAGCCGGTCTGGAAGGTACTGGTCTTAGCGGTCAGCCTACCGGCATTCTGAGCACTTCTGGTGTGAACAGTGTCACCGCATTCGCTGCTGCAACTCCGACTTATGCCGAGGTTGTATCTTTGGAAACAGCAATTGCTGAAGACAATGCCCTGATGGGTAATTTGGCTTACATCTTGCCTGCTTCCATGTACGGTGCTCTGAAAACGAAAGAGAAAGCCACTGGTACTGCTCAGTTTGTTGTTGAGCCAGGCAATACCGTCAATGGCTATCGCGCCTTGGTATCCAATCAAGCCACCGCTGGCAATCTGTATTTCGGTAACTTCTCCGATCTGTTGATTGGTATGTGGGCTGGTCTGGACATCTTGGTCGATCCCTACACCGCATCTACCTCCGGTACTGTGCGTGTAGTTGCGTTGCAGACTGTAGACGTAGCAGTACGTCACGCAGTGAGCTTCGCATACGGCAATGATGGCGTGTAAGAAGTGATGGATGGGGGGGCTTGCCTCCCCGTCTTATCTAAACTGTTTCAATGAGACACTTTGGATAAGATGAAATACATTTGCCTAAAAAGTTGTGTTATCAATAAGCTCCCCAGATCCGCAGGGACGATTGTTGATGTGAGTGATAGTGAGGCCAGCCTGTTGCTTGGTATTGGCCGCATATCTCCGTATGACGAGTCTGCATGCGATAATCGCAGTGTGGGGCTGGATACGTCCAATGAATTTCTTGCCAAGCGTAGAGGCAGACCGAGGAAAGAATGACAGTAGAAACTGAACTAGATAGAACTGCGATGCTGGCCGATTTCGGTGAGTGCATTACGTTCTATCCATTAAATGCACCTGTACGCACAGTAAAGTGTATTTTTGATAACATTTATCAAGAAGTGGAATCTGGCATGTCTGTTGGCATATCAATGCAGCAGCCAAGAATACTCTGCACTTCATCTGATATTAATGGGGTTGCGGAAGGCGATTCACTTATTAGGGGCAATACAACGTATATCATTAGGGTAATGATGTATGACGGTATTGGCATGACCGAACTGATGCTGGAGAAGCAATAATGGCTCATGTTCGGCAACAGATCAGAGACT